TTATTCGCAATTTATATACGAGTGGCAAACAATTCATGCTTGAAACGGGTATCGAATACATAGGATTCTACCACAAATATTCTACAGGTGAAGTATATACTGAAAGCGGTTGGAATGAATTTCAATCTAAAAAACTCATACCATATAGAGATTCGTATACTATAGAAAACAATTCAGTGTATAGAAACTTGACTAAAACTCCTGTAGATAAATTTGTTGCTCCCATTTATTATTTTCCTATATTAAAAGAAAGCGATTACGTTAATGGATTTGTTACTAGATATTTCGTGCGCCGTAACAACGTGTCTACCGATGCATTTGCTATTATAGAAATAAATGAATCACAATATTCTAAAATTACAACAGTCGGTAATGGTGTTAATGGTAATTTGTATACCGGTATTGAAATACCATGGAAATTAACCGGACCTAGAAAGGATGTAATTACAGATGGTATTAAAACCGAATCAGGTGTAGAAGACACAAACGAACGTATTGTAACAGTCAATAATGTGAAAATGCCAGGTTTACTGTTATACGTTAATGATTTTATAGAATTATCCATATACTCACCCGTAACTCCAAAGTCAATAAAAGATAAGTTTTTGGTAATGTAAGTTTTATTTCTTATATTAACCAAGAATATTATGAAAATTATTGAACTACAATCTGATTACGATAAATTTTTATCGGAGAATTACATGTATGATTGGTTGTTAGTACCTACATATTCGAATGGTAGTTATCCGGTACACATCGATACTCTATCAGTATTGTACGTGTATGTGTTTTTAAAAGATGAAGAATATATGATTGCATTCAATCATACTGAAGCATCCAATATACCTCAAGAAAATGTAGACAGATTACCTAAAACAAATAGACTGTATGTACATAATAAGACACGGTTTCTTTCCGTAAACCAAAATGACAATTTAATTGATATTGATTTAGCCAAATATTTTGAAACGAATAGTGCATTTGAAGACGATTATGATACTCCCGCACACAATTGGTTTACGCAGAATTTTAGATATTACAAAAATTTAAACACTATCATACCCATATTAAAACACTATGAACGTGGAACCAATATACGTAATTCATTTTTAGAATATTATACTCACGATGTTAAAGAACACGATGCTTTTATTAGATACAATGATTATTTTACTAGAAATTTCCACGCGATAGCAAAAAACGGATTACATGTAAACCCAGAAGTATTTCGTAAATATTTTTTAGACACTTCTTGTTATAATGGATACACGTATTCGGAGTATAACATTTACACGTCAACGGGCCGGCCGAGTAATAGATTTAACGGTATAAATTTTGCAGCATTAAATAAAGACAATGGATGTCGTGCTTCGTTTACTAGTAGATTTGGTGAAGGCGGATTTCTAATAAATTTTGACTTTGATGGATATCATATACGATTATTATCGCAGTTAGTAAATTATGATTTTCCAATTGATGAATCAGTACATCACCATTTAGGCCAGTATTATTTTAACAAACAACAATTATCTGACTCTGAATATGAGGAATCTAAAAAAATTAGTTTTCGATTGTTGTATGGCGGTATAACAAAAGAATATTTGCATATTGACTTTTACAAAAGAATTTACGATTTAACGCAGTTACTATGGAAATCGTATAATGAAATGAGTTACATAGAAACTCCATTATTCAATAGAAAATTGTATAAGAATTTTTTCAAAGACATGAACGCTAGTAAATTGTTAAATTACTTGTTGCAAAGTTTTGAAACTGAAAGAAATTGTCTTGTATTAGACAAATTGAATAAAAAACAAATGAAATCTAAAATTATATTGTATACGTATGATTCTTTTTTGATAGATTTTAATAAAGAAGATGGTGCTGAAACTATAACATATATTAAAGAAGAAATGGAAAGTGGTAAATTTCCGGTAAAAATAGAAATCGGATACGATTATCAGAACATGATTCCTACCAAAATAGGATAGTTTCAAGAAATGATATCATATTTATATATGATAATCATTAAGCATTGTATCAGTTACTAGCCATATTTACACCGGAAACATTTTTGGATGAAACCATTCAAAAAATCACGTCAACATATACTATTTGTTTTGGTAAAATTTTTGTATTATCAATAGACGGTAAAGAAGACTTGTTGTGCACGTTCAATATTGAAAAGTTGCCTACAAATGAAATAATGAACGGAGCTATTTTATTGCACAGAAAAAAAGACACTAACACATTGTATACTATTAATAGTTTAAATTACATTATTAAAAGTGAAAATAACAATGTATTGGATACAACTCACCAAATTAATTGGTCCGAATACAAAAATAGTTTGATTTTAACGGTTGGTGGTCAATTGAAATTGTATCCTACATCTATATACACCGTTATTAGTTTATAAATCAAAACAAAATTTGTAAAAATATTTTATTGTAAATTTGGAATTTGCGATAATTATTATTATATTAACCATAATTAGTTATTTAGTTAGGTATATTCTAGACAGTACTCATTAACTACTAATTGACAATTACATTATTAACAATTAAAAATTAAACAAAATGGCAATCAACATTGATGCGATCAAAAACAAGTTACAGGCACTTCAGACAAAAACCTCTAAACAAGAAAATCTTTGGAAACCCGCTCCCGGCGTACACCAAATAAGAATTGTTCCATACGTTCACAATCGTGAAAATCCTTTTTTGGAACTTTACTTTCATTACAATTTCTCAGGAAAAACAATTTTATCACCTATTAGTTTCGGTAAAGCCGACCCTATTGTAGAATTTGCTGAAAAGTTAAAGTCTACAGGTAATAAAGATGATTGGAAAATGGGAAGAAGTTTGGAACCTAAAATGCGTTGTTATGTTCCTATTTTAATTAGAGGAAAAGAATCAGAAGGTATTAAATTTTGGGGATTCGGTAAAAACGTGTACCAAGAAATTTTAGGATTTATAACAGATGCTGATTACGGTGATATTACAGATCCTATGAACGGACGTGACATTGCAGTCGAGTTCAAATCAAAAGAACAAACAGGTAAAGATTTTCCGGAGACGTCTATCAGAGTAAAACCTAATGTTACTGTTATGACAGACAGCAAAGAAGTTCTTGAAATGATTAAAAATCAACCTAAAATCACCGAGTTATTTAAGGAATATACTTACGATGAAATCGAAGTTATTTTACAAAATTGGTTGACTCCATCGGATGACAAAGCTACTGAACCTGAAAACACTGAAAAAGCAGGTAAACAAGCAGCTATGAAATCTGAAACCACTTCTGCTAATAAAGTAGAAGATGTAGCATCAGCATTTGATGCATTATTCGCTAAAAAATAAATTGAAAAATTATGGCAAAAGTAAAGGACAAAGTATCCTTACAGGATGACCTTGCAGTTACCTTAGCTACTAATCTCAATAAGCAATTTAAGGCATCAGCTTTGAAAGTTGCTTATTTTCTAGAAGGCGACGCCGCTGATTCTCCGAGTGAGATTACAGGGTGGGTGCCGACAGGATGTACCGCATTGGACCTGGCCATTAGTAATAGACCTAATGGCGGGTTTCCGATGGGTAGAATTTGTGAGATTACAGGCTTGGAGGGTTCGGGAAAATCTTTATTAGCAGCACATGCACTCGCTAATACCCAAAAATTGGGAGGACAATCTGTATACATTGATACAGAAAGTGCAATTTCTACAGAATTTCTATCAGCAATCGGAGTCAATTTAAAGGAAATGTTATACGTTCCTTTGGAAACTGTTGAAGACATATTTGAAGCTATCGAAGGAATTATTGAATCCGTTAGAACTACAAGTAAAAATAAACCTGTAACAATTGTAGTAGATTCAGTAGCCGGCGCCAGTACTAAAACTGAAATGGCTGCTGAATGGGACAAGGACGGGTATAACACTTCAAAAGCAATTATTTTATCAAAAGCAATGCGAAAGGTTACCAATTTGATTGCCCGTGAAAAAATATTATTGATTTTTACCAATCAATTACGTTCTAGAATGAACGCACCTGCATTTTCTGACCCATGGACAACTAGCGGCGGCAAGGCAATTGCATTTCACTCAAGTGTTCGATTACGAT